GGATCTAGCATCCAGAAGCGCGTCTGATATAACCCTATCGGATTGCACTGGTGCGGTTGAATCGATGGAAACAGTCCAGCCGGACGCCCATTGGCTTATCTGATAGCTACTATAGCCTGCCTGAAAGTCCTTAACCTGTACATCAACATAGCCCCATGATGTGCCCGGCAAGCCGATCCAAATGCAACATGTATCCCCGTCGTGTCCGAATGTCACTGTGTTGTTGGCGGCAATGCTGCCCGATAGGATGGCGCTAGTCTGGATCCATGTGTCGTTAGTGGAGTAAGTGTATCCTCCAACAACCAAATTGAAACTTCTGTCAGATTGGTACTCGTACACGTCTACCGTAAAGCGCAGCATAGTGCTTGTGTAATACTGTGGGAGCTTTATTTTTATATAGCCTATTTCTGAAGATGAACCGCCCTTGTATCTCCCCCCTTCAGGTCTAAGTATTGAGATGCCCCCCGCTTCCTCTATCGCGCTGGCGACCCTGCGGCGGCATAGTCAGTCACATCCGCATTGTTGGCAGGCTTACCAGTGCCCGCCACTTCAGTATCCCAGTCTGCCGAGTTCTTTCCTGCCAGCGTCCCCGCATCGCTCAGGTTAGCAACGCCAGTGCTTCCGGCTGCAATGGTAATGGATCCGGTGACACTAACGTTGCCCAGCTCATCAACGCTGAACGTCCGATCGGTGCCGTTGTATGCCCACATTAAATAAGTGGTTGCGGTGCCAAAAGTGGCCGGCCCTATGCCGGTTTGAACAGTGGGCGTATCGATGTCATCGACAGCACGTATCACGCCTTCACTGGTGATTGTCTCTGTGGCATTTATAACGCCGCCGGTTAGCTTTGCTACGGTGAGGTTTTCGATCTTGGTAGACGGTATCGCCTCCCCAGCCAAGTTCGCCTCAATAAACGTCCGATCAACCGGAGCGATCTCATAAGCCCATCCACTCAGCCCGGTAATATCCACGCCGGTCTTTGTAGTGACTGCAAACTCTGCGCTTGTGTTGGTGCCAGTCTTGCCGAACAGATCGAATGGCCGGAGCCTGACATAGTAGGTTTCGCCCTGGGTCAGCCCTGTGGCCACATAGCTGTTGTCCGATACCGTAGCTGTTGGGTCAATAGCATTAGGGTCAAAGCCTTGCGTTTGGCTGACCCATATATCAACGCCTGCAAAATCCAGATCATCGGGGCGCAGATAGCTGATCTCGATCACGCTGAAGCCTGGCACTACTGAGAGTGCGGCTAAGGGTTCGGGGGCGGTGTTGGCCACAGACAGCTTGGCCGGATTAGCAGACACCTGGTTGTTTCTGCCACGCTCAATAACCCTGATCTCAAAGTCGCGCCAAGCGCCAACCGTGCCCGTTACGCGCCGGTAGTCCTCAGCATTTTTCTCAAAGGAGTAGATATAGACAGGATCGTAAACCTGCTCAGTCCTGACGATCTGATTATCAGTCCATATTTCAACCTGATAATCCCGGAAATACTGATCCAGCCTGCCAGCACCGGCACCGCGAAGCCCCTCGAATCCAATTTCTACCCAGTCGCCAACGGTGGATCGACGCCAAACAAACTTAGCATCGCGTCCGCCAAACTCCGTATCGTTACCCTGCTCAAAAAGTTCAAGGCCGCGCACGTCCGGGACCGGCAGAACAAGAAACGGGTTGTCTTCTGTGTACTCCGGGTTCAGCACGTTTGTTGTAGTGACAATCTGCCGAAGGCCGTAGAAGTTTTCGACGCCATACACTGACACACTGCGTACCCGGATCTCGTATTGCGTGCCGTTCGCCAGTACCTGCACTTCGGCAACGCTCGGGAACTGCCAGCCTATTTTGCTGACCCTCTGCCATTCGTCTTGGCTTGGTAGCCGATACTCGGCTATGGCGTACAGGTAAGGGTCTGTCGGTGGCTCGTCTACGGTAATCACAAGCGTGGAAAACATGCCGTCCGGGGTTTTGGGCGTGTTCACTTTTTCGGTGACAGTAAAGCTGTTTACATTGGCGGCGGGTTCGCTGCTTATGACAAGCTCATACTCGTCCGACCACGCCGATATTAGGTTGCCAGTGCCGCGAGCCTTTGCTCGGAATACAAGCCGGTTGCCGACGTCCAAGGGGATCGGAACTTCAACGCTTCCAATTCTGGCGTCTATATCGGGCGCGTCGATCCACACACTGGATTCGCCGTCAGGTCTCCCGGGGTCTGTTTCAATAACGCCCGTTATCGGGTCTTCAATGATGTCCGAGTCAATTTTGTATTGCAGACGGTAGGAGCGGGTAACGGTCGCAAGCCGGTCAGGGTCCAGAACTGACACGTTAACAACGGCAGATAGATAATTAGACGGTCCTACGCCTGCCGAAATCTCGGGGGCTGTCGGTATCTGATTCTCTGGCCTGGGTCTCAGGTTGGTTGTGTACGCGGGCAGGGGTTCGCCATCTTCCGTGTAAATCTCGTTTGCAGCGTTAACCAGCGTCACGCTTGCGCCAAGGTCTACGGATGGAGATACATTAACAACGATGCAGTCGAGCGTCTCTGATCCTGCTACGCCGTAGGACGCCAAGTCGCCCGCGATAAACTCAATGGCGCTGCCGGTTGACCATTGTCCTGCGCCGTCATAAGTTGCGGTTATCTGCTTGAACTGTGTCCCGCTGCTGACCGTCCTGACGCGCACGCCGTAAGACTGGCCAGAGACTAGGCCAAAGGTTTCATCAATCGAAAACGTACCAGCGCCAACGGACTTGACAATCCCACTACCCAGGCCCACGTCGATGATGTCATTCTGAACAAGGACAAGATCACCCCTAGCGCACGCGAGGTTCTCTATGTCTGTGGTTAGCTCATACGTTTCCCTACGAAAGCGCTTTTCGAGGTATGCAAACCGCGCATGCTTCTGAGCAAGGGCGGGATTAGTGACGCCCCAAAGCTCAAGTGAGTCGGTTTGTCCGATGCGGTCAGCTTCGAGTATGGATGGGTCGTAATAAGTCCACTCATCCAGCTCCCAGTCCTGATCCTCGTTTTGAAACTCAACTGTAATGCCGTCTGAAGGATCTGGAAATTCGCGCTTTGAACTGAATCCAGAGCTGTTCTTCGGGGTGAAAATCTGAGTCGGGATCAGCTTCTCGATGTTCTGCACGACGCTGAACTTGCCGTCGCGCATTGCAAACTCTGCGCGCCCGGTCTTCGCCACGTTATTCAGTACAGACTTTAAAGGGGCCGACTCGTTGTTGTAGTTGGAAGCCTCCCAGCCATCCGTTACGCACCGTGTCCGCCAAGCGTCCAAGTCCTCTAGTCTGATCCTGCTGTTGGCAACGCGGGCGCGGTTAAACGGACCCTGCAACACCCATCGGTAAAGCTCTGCCGGGTTGCTGCTAGGTGTCAGCGCCTGGCCAAACCATTCGCGCCAATCATTAGCCCACACCGACGGCACAACCGATTCAGCAATAACATTTACAGAATCAAGGTTCCCGCTTACCTGGTCTGTGGCCTTGATGTTTAAAGCAATGATGACGGGCCTGTAGTCTCCCGATGGGCTGCCTATCAGCTCATTGAATCGTCCCGTACTCAGGGGCGCGTTGCGTTGCGTGAATTCAAGATTTGCAGTGTCTGTCCACGGCTTTCTGCCACTACTGCCAGGCGACAGGTTGCGCGCTCGGATTGTAACAGTGGTTTCTGTAGGCGGGCCGCCATGCAAAGATGGATCAAATGTAATTGAGCGCGTGAAAAACTTATTGGTTTTTGACCATGCAGAAACGCTAGATACTTCATAGTCCTCGGGCGCGTCCAAAACAACATAACCGTTGCCGTCGTCATATACTATATAGCTTGATGGTACGGGCTCTTCATACCAAAAAAGGTTGTCTTCCCCGTCTCCCCAGTTCTGATCTGTTGACCCAGTCCGATACAGAACGCCGCCTTCTTTGTACAGCCTATATGGCCCCGCGCCTTCGTTAGCTGCCGTCTTGTTAAAGTACCGTGCAGCCGTAAACCAGTCGCCAGAACCGCCCTGATACTGAAGCTGTATTGATCCGCACAAGTTCGCCCTGTTGCCGTCGCCTTTGATCCAGTAGAGCCCGCGAGGGTACGAAAATGTGACGTTTGTTACACCGCGACCCACTGGCACAAAACTGGACAGCCATCCGCTGCCCTCTCTCGGCAACTCGTCTTGCACATTATTCTGAGTTACGTCTCTGGACCATATATCACGCAACGTTTCGGTGTCTGAGTTGTTATACCAGTCTACCGTCGCAACCTCTACTTCCCCAAAGCTGCTTATAGGGACTTCGCCAATGCGTACGTCAGTGACATCCATAGGCCCGTAGCCGACGCAAAGCAACATCCGGTAATATTGATCTTTGCCCCGGTACTCATAATAAGGATTGGCCGCATAAGCTGGCACAATCTTGCGCTTCCCAAGGATGTAGGGGATTGGCTCGTAGGCTTTATTCTGGTTGCTGTCGCCTTTTACACGCTTGCGCTTTTCGTTGTCAGAAATCTCGGGCTCTTCAGGGGCGAAGAGGAAAAAAGTGGCAACTGATACAGCGAGCGCGGCAATTGCGAGGTTGGCGGCTAAGCCAAGTCCCGACGGCACTTGGTGCAGCGTCAGGAGATCCCCACTAACCACTTCCTGATTCCAATCATCAACCGGGTAGCCATTAACAAACGCCCGCGTGTGATCTCTTGCAAGCCCCGTATAATCGCCAAAGATGGACTCAACTGTTCGCCCAGCATCGACCGGCTCACGAATAGGAGATAGGAATGGAGCTTTTGAAACAACGATATTAGCGGTCATTTGCT